CTACCGGACTCGATCGGCAGCGCCGACCCGCCACGCACGATCCCGCGCTGCCACATCGCATCCGTCGCGCTCGCGTTGGCCGCCCGCTGCACCTGCACCGTACCGTCCGGCAGGTCTGACAGCGCCACGCGCACGCGGCTGAGGTCACTCAGGTAGCTCAGTGCGATCGTCATCGCGCCATCTCCGCCCCACGCCGCACCGCGCGCACCGTGGCGCGGTTGCGCCGCTCGAACGTCAGGTCGATCACCCGGCGCACCCCCTCGCCCAGGTCGATGGTCGCGGTAGCGGTGAACTCGTCCGGCATCCGCTCCACAACCCGTTCCTGCCTACGCAGCGGTATGACCGCCTCCGGGCCACGCTCACCCACCATCGCCAGCGTCGGCCGGGTGACGATCCCACCCTCGGCCAGACGGGGGATGTCCGGTGTGCCAACCGTGAACGGCCCAATCTGCCCGAAGGGGGTGTTCACCTGGCCGGTGCGGAACTCCAGCCGGTTCCAAGCGTCGATGATCCAGTTGATGGCCGACCGGAACGCGTGCTTGATTCCGTCCCACATGCCCCGGGCAACACGCGAGATCTTGCCGGGGATGTCGCGGAAGAACCCGATGATGCTGTCCCAGGTGTTGACGAACCAGTCCTTCACCGCCGTGATGCCGGCCTTGATCCCGTCGAACGCGCCCTTGATCCACTTCTTCCAGAAGGTGTCCCGGAACCAGCGGCCCACCGCCAGCGCCGCCGTCTTGATCGCCGACCACACCGTGTCCCACAGGTCCTGAAACCACGTCGTCTTCGTGGCGATCAAGACAATGATGGCGATCAACGCCCCAATGGCCACGACGATCAACCCGATCGGGTTGGCGGTCATCGCCGCGTTTAGCAGCCACTGCACCGCCGTCCACGCCACCGTCGCCGCGCGGATCGCCATCTGCACGCCCCGGTAGATCTTCAAGCCGGTGTTGACGGCGACGATGGTCGCCGCAATGCCACCCAAGGCGATGCCGAGCGCCTTTACCACATCGGTGTTGCGCTTACCCCACTCCACAACCGACTTCAGGATGTCCACGCCGCTGGACAACCTGTCGAACAGGGCGGACGCCAAGGGCTCAACCGCCACCAAGCCCTCGTTCTTGAGCTTGCCGAGCTTCTCCTGCCAACTGTCTGTGCTATCGGCGGTGTCGCCGATCAGCCCCTCCGCCCCGTCCAGCGCGGTGGACAGCCCATCGAGTTCGAGCGCTCCATTGCGGATCGCTGTGGTCAGCCGCTGCGCCCCCTCAGCGCCGAACACGTCGGTAGCGATCGCCAGCGCCTCAGTGGACGTTTCCGCGTTCGCGATCGCATCCACGGTCCCGGCCAGTTCGCCCTGGAGATTCTTACCCTCGCCGGCCCACTTCCGGAAAGCCGAGTTGATGCCTGGCATCACTCGGGAGACGGAAATCCCGGAGGCGGAAAGGTTCGCAAAAAGCGCCACCGATTCCTCCATTGTGAAGCCGGCGTTTTGCAGAACCGGGCCATAGGTGTTCAGATGCCCAATGACGTCATCCAGCCCGCCGCCGTACTCTTGCGTCGCCGCGAACAGCTTGTCCAGCATTTCGGCGCCGTCTTCGGCCGGCAATTGCCATTGCCGCATCGCCTTGCCGAACGCCTCGGCGTTCGCGGCCCCGTCCTCCCCAAGCAGCCGCGACGCCTCCACCACCTGCGTGGTCAGCCCTTGCAGCGTCTCCCCGGTCGCCCCCGTCGCCCCATTGAGATTCGTCATCGCGTCGGCGACCAGGCCCATCTCGGCCGGAGTGTCAGCCAGAGCCGCCTTGAAGTCCGCCTTCAGCCCTTCCAGGGCATCGCCGGTGGCGCCGCTACCAACCGCGATCGAGTCGAACGCGTCGTCGAAGTCGCCGCCGACCTTGGCCAGGCCGACCCCGGCGCCAACGGCCAGACCGGTGATCGCCGTGGACAGCTTCCCCAGACCGCCCTCGATCTTCTTGAGCGTTTTCGACGCCCGGTCGCGGGCCAGAATGTTGAAAACAAGCGAGGTGTCCGACGCCATCGCCAGTCACCTCGCTCTCTTCAGCTCTTCTTCGTACCGGTCAAGCCAGTCGAGCATGTGGTCCGCCTCAACCCAGGTGAGCAGTTCCCACTCCCACGGCCGGATACCCAGCAGGTGGGCGGCATTGCCGAGCTGCCTCATTCGGCGATCGGCAGCTGCGCTTTTCCCGCCTCATCTCCACCGTCGTACGCGGAATCGATCTCCTCATCGAGCTTGGCCAGCGCCGCGTCACGCTCGGAGCCGTTCATCGTCTCCTCGACCTTTTCCCGCAGCTGCTGCAGCTCCTGCCTGGAGTACTCCAGCCGCAGCTCGTCCCACGTGAAATCCACGTCGTCCCAGCGGATTCGTGGATGCTCCCGGCGCAGGAACAGGAACAGCAGCGCCCGCCGGCACAGGCTGTTGCCCTGCAACGCGTCGGCGGTGAACTGGGAGAAGTTGCGCTCCGTCTTGCGCTCCAACATCTCCCGCTCGGTGGCCTTCAGCTTGCGCGGGTTGTAGCTCCACCGCTGCTCGTCGCCACCGTCCGGTGTGTAGACCAGGTACATCTCGGCCCTCTATCCCACGTCTGTGGCGATCTGCACCGCCACCGTCTCCATCGCCTGCTGCACCGCGTCGCGCACCTGCCGGCGCATCCCATCGTCCCGGTGCGCGGAGTCGAACCACTCGGTCGGCTGGGCGGTCTGCGCGACCCACACGTCAGTGTCACCTAGCACCGGGTGCCGCCAGCCCTTCGGGTTGTTCAATGCCTTCGGCGCGTTGGTGAACGCGCGTGGCATGTTGCGCTTGCGGACCCGCAGTTTCACCCCGGCACGGCGTCCGGTGGCGACCTGCACCTTCAGCTCCTTGGCCACGGCCTCACGCAGCACGGTGCCGTGCGGCCGGCCGGAGCTGGCGATCGACAGCAGGTTCGACTTCGCCTTGTCCTTGATCGGCTCGATCGCCGACTTCAGGTTCCGGTTCAGCTCACGGCGTAGCCGCTTGCCGTCGGAGTGCTGCTTGAGCGTCTTGGCCAGCACCCGCAGCGCATCCCGCTGGTCCTTGACGCTGACCTCGACCGGGCCCGCGTTCTCCGACGTGCGATGACGGATACGCCGGCGCGTGTCCCGGGCAGCCATCAGGTGGACGTGCTGCGCACCAGCGGCCCGCTCAGCGGGTAGGTCACGTCAAGCTCGTTCACGTCACCAACCGACCCCATGATCGGTGACCACTGGTTGATCAGGATCTCGCCGGAGTACTGCGGGTTGGACGTGGTCACCGCCGCGGCGTCTGCGCGGACTGTGAACGACACTACGGACCGCCGCAGACCCCACATGATCTCGTCCAGTTCCCCGGACGCGTGATCGTTGCGGAACGTGATCCCGACGTTTCCGGACTCCAGCCCGCCGAGCACCTCTTTGGCGCCGCCGCTGCTGAAGGTGGTGACCTCTTTCTCCTCGAACTCGTCGGCGAGCTCCACCTTCGCGCACCACTGCGTGAGGTCATTGTTGTCGATGCTCAGCACCGCGTCGAGCAGCACCTTCTTAGCCATAACTGTCCCCTTTGCTCACTCGATGCCGATAGCCGCGACGAACAGGAAGCTCGGATCGTCGCCGGTGATGGTCCACGAGATCCGCCACCAATCGTGGCCAGCGATCGCCGACCCGTCGGTGCGCAGGATCTGCCCGCCCGGCTCGGTCACGGCGGCGAACGTCAGCCGCGTCGTCGGGCCGTCGTCGAAATCCTCCTCGGTGTCCGACTCGACCACCACAGTCAGGGTCGGCGTCGACGTGCCGGCGACGCTCAAGACATGCAGGCTCGCGTAGAGCCGCTGCCCGTCATCGACCTCGCCGACGTTCAGCGCCGCACCCGCGCCGGTGGACGCGCGCGCCACCCCCGAGGGGTGGGCGAACACGCCCCGCACCAGCGGCCACGTCCCGACCGCGTTGGCCTCCCACGGCGCCACATCGCCCACCGCGCCAAGCAGAGTGATCGAGGTCCGCAGCGCCTTAGCCAGATAGGCCAGGCTGCCGGCGGCGGTGTCGCTGGCGCCGGTCGCGCCCATCGTCCACGCGTCGAGCACCCGGCGCGACGCCCACTGCTGGTCGTCGATCTTCCCTGGGTCGCCGGCCTCCCACTGGCCACCGGCGGCGATGCTGACCGACTCCAGCCCGCCGAGCACTTCCTTGGCGCCGCCGGATCGGTAGTTGGTAACCTCTTTCTCCTCGATGTCGCTGGACAGCTCGATTTTGTTCGAATGGCCGCTCAGGTCGGCGGCGCCGACGAACAGGCGCGCGTCGAGCAGAACCAGCTTGCCCATCTACTCCACCACCCTGATCACAATGTCGACGCCCAGGTACAGCGTCCCGGCATGGTCGTACCAGCGCGGCCGCTCAGCCCGCCGCACCCACAGGTCGTCACAGGCGCCGTTCAACGCCGGCTGACCCGGCCCGCCGCGGGCCGCCTGGATCGCGTCCTTGACTGACTCGGGGTTTCCGGTGCTCAGGTAGCGCCGCAGCAGCCGCTGCGACGCCTCGTCGTCCTGCCGGCCCACCAGCAGCCGGGCGACAATCTCCAGGTCCGCGGTCTTGCCGAACGTCCGGTCGTAGTCGATCGACGGTTCGGCAATGAAGAAATGCGGTTCGTTCGGACTGTCTGGCACGTAAGCCGACACGGTTAGACCCGGGATGCTCGCGTCGGACACCGCGTCGGCGATACCCGCACAGATCGCATGCAGGTCCATCAGCCGAACCCGTCCAACACGTAGGGGGCGAGCAACGCGGCCACATCCGGGTCGACCCGCGACACCCGCACCGCACCCCACTCGGCCGACCCGAGCACACCCTCGGGGGAGTCCTTGCGCTTGAGCAGCCGCACCGTCTGCAGCAGTGTCGCCTCCTGCACCGGTTGGGGCACGGCCGGCCACCCCCACCGGGCGGTCACCCGCACCCGGTGCTCAGCCAGCCACGACACGCCCCGCAGCAGAGATGTGAACGGGCGGCCAAAGGCCGCCGCGTCAGTCGGCTCGAGCTCCACGCTCCCGGTGATCTCCACCCAACCCGCGCCGGAGCCCACCTCGACGGTCACCCCAGTGGCACTGCCGATGTCGTCTACAAGCAGCCGGTCACCGTCACGGTCCCGCCGGGACCGGCTGCGCGGATTGATCACCCGTTGGGTGGCTTCCGCGTCCAGATAGAACCGGCGCCCACAGTAGTCGTCCACAGCGCGCGACGCGGTCGCGATCTTCTGCTGCAACAGCACGTCACGTGTCTGCGCGGTCTGCCCACCCGCGACCAGCGACTCTTTGACCAGGCCGAGAGTGGTGTACACCGGTAGCCCGGTGACAGCGACCGTAAGCTCCCGCTCGACCGGTGCGGACTCGATCTCTCCACTCAACGTGGCCGTGTACGCGCCCGCGGTCTGCGCCGACGCGATACGCCACACGTAGCTGTACACCCCGGAGCCGAGCGCCGCCACACCTGTGGACGTTGACGTGACCACATCCACGTCATCAGCGTCGACGATACTGACCGCCGGGATGCTGTCGGTGTCCTCCGCGAACTCGAACACCAGCGCCGCGTTGGCCCCGGCGGCGACGGTCAGGTCAGACATCGGGGCCGGTCCGATCAATAACCGCGTCTATCCCGGCGTCGAGGATCACTACGGGCACCCCCGGAAGAAGCTCCTCCACCTTGGCCCACAGCCGCGCACCCTCGGATGCGGACATTCGACGGTCGACTTTCAGGATCAGGCGATCGCCGGGGCGCAGGACGCCGATCTGCTCAATGGCCGCCGCTGGGTCAGACACTGGCCACCTCCGGGGTTGCCGCCGGATGGCGGGCGTAGTCGGCCGGGAAGTCGATGTCGTCGGTGGCGTCGTCGATCTCGGCGAACCAGAACGGATGCACAACGTGCTCGTTGAGCGGTGTCCGCTGGATCGAGCGGAGGATCTCCCACCCGGTGCAACGTCGCGCGATGCCCGCCGCACGGGCCAGGATCACCTTCTCTAGGTGTTCCAGCAACATCTGGCGATTTTGAGGCCACCAAGAGGACGCGAAGTACTCGCCCCACGGCGTGCCGGTCAACGCGCTGGCCCCCTTGCGGCCGAACATTTGCCACCGCACCGGCTCGAAGCCGGTGATCGTGGCCATGGCGTCGTCGGTGTAGTACGTGTCCCCGAGCAGCAGCACTGTCCGGCTCTCGGCCGACCACCAGGGCAGTGTGGTCGCGAACTCGTTCGGCGTGCGCTGCGGCGCCTCGTGCCATTGCACGCCGTCCACCTTGTACCGCTGATCGTCGGCGGAGATCACGCGCACGTCGCCGGAGTGCGCCAGCGCCTGCCGGACAGTGCGGTGCAGCAGCGGTTCGCCGCCCATCGGCACGAGATGACGCGGCACCCCCAAGTGGCCGCCCCACTTCGCGCTGGAGCCGGCGCAGGCAATGATGATCCTCACACGGACACCACCATCAGCGTCAGCCCGCCGCGGCCGGATCGTCCGACCCCGACAACCGCGGTGGGGAGTAGTCGTCGGCGCCGATCCACACCTGCTTGTGGTGCGTCGTCTTCACACCGGTGTGCACAAACAGCGGCACGCCGAGCTGCAGCAGACGCGCGCAGAACGACAGGTCTTCACTGATCGCCTGCCCGTCGGAGTAGCGCACCCGGTCGAACCACGCGTCGCCGCATTCGGCGCGCATCTTCTCCAGCACCGTTCGGTGGATCAGTAGACACGCCGCCCCTGTGCCGGCAACCTGCAGCACCGTGTTGTCTGGGAACTCCCACCGGTTGGAGAACCCGACCACGCCATCAGCCGTCTTCGCCGGCATGTACAGCGTCGGCGCCGGTATGCACCGGCGGCCGCCATACCCGTCGTAGGACATCTCCCGCAACGCGAAGCAGAGAGCACCGACGACTGGCCGCTCGTCCGGGTCAGCGGCGTCGACGAGGCGGTCTACCGTGTCCGGCAAGAACCCCATGTCGGTGTCCACGAACCAGAGCCATTCGTGGTCGGTCTCGTCTAGGAACCGTTGCACGCCGAGGTTACGCGCCTCGACCAGGCCGCCGGCGTCTGCCGAGATCATGAACGGGCCGGCGGTGTTGGTGATCCGGCCGCGGTTGGCCGCGTCGTACCCCACCAGCCGCATCATCGACTCGACCCACGAATGCGACACCGTGTGCCTGTGCAAATAGGCGATCTGCACCCGGCCGTTGCCCTCACTCATCGGCTGCCGGCCCGTCCCCCGCTGCAGGCTGGGCTGGCTTACGCGGGCCGCGGCGAGGTGTCCGCCGCGTCTCACCCGGCGCCCGGGTAGCCCGCTCTACCACCGGGGCTCCCCGGCGCGACGACAACGACGCACCGGGCTCGTTGTCGTCGAACAAGTCCGGCCGCTCACGCACCAACGGGTGGTCGTCGTCCGCGGATTGGCCCTTGCGCAGCAGCGTGGTTCCGCCCGACCAGCGAACCGCCCCTGTGCGGTTGGCGTACTTCATGGCGTACTTCTCCTCTCAGCCAGGATCGAGACTGGTCGCGTGACGGGTGTGGGCTGAGCACACCCGCCACGCGAGATCCGTTACTAGGACGAGGTCGCGTTGACCAGCAGCCGGAACCCGGCGCTGTTGACCACATCGCCGCCGACCCGCGCCCACGCGAACCATCCACGCTGACCAGTCGGCCGGTTGTTGCTGCCCATCAGCATCGGGATGAACTCCACGGTCATGCCGGCCCGCTGAGCGACCACATAGCCACGGAAGTCGCCCAGCACCAGCAACGGCTGTGCACCGGTGCCGGTCGGCATGTCTTCCATGTAGTCGTTCATCGGGTACTCGCGGCCGAACAGACGCGGGATTGCCTCCTGCGTGATGTTCACCGAGAAGTTCGGGTCGACCGTGCCGAGCTGCCGGATCGTG